AGTAAGGCAAAATGTCGAGCTGCTGGTAGATGTTTAAAAAGAGGCAAATAAAATGCCTTATAGTAAATATAGTCCAAAACAAAAAAGACTAGCAGCAGTAGCTCCTCCAAGAGATAAAATTACTGGTGCAGATTTAAAAAAGGTAAGAAAAGGTGGCACGAAAAAGCGCAAAGTCAAAAAAAGTAAATGATGCATGTGCTCGTAAAGTCAAATCTCGTTATTCAGTTTGGCCATCGGCATATGCTTCTGGAGCATTAGCAAAATGCAGAAAAGTCGGGGCAAAAAACTGGGGTAACAAATCTCGTGGCAGTAAGAAAAAGTAAAAAAGGAGCATCTTTACGCAAGTGGTTCGGTCAAAACAATGGTAAAGGTTGGGTTGATTGTAAAACAGGTAAACCTTGCGGAAGAACTTCTTCTAAAAAAGATAGTAAGCGTAAATATCCTGCATGTCGACCTACTATGGCGCAATGTAAAGCTGCTGGTGCTAAAGCAGCTATTAAAAAGAAAAAATCAGGTAAACGTGTAAATTGGAAAAAAGGAAAATAATATGCCATCTAAAAAAGACCCTCGTCTTGCAAGAGCTGGAGTTAGTGGCTACAATAAACCTAAAAAAACTCCCAATCATCCAAGAAAATCACATGTTGTTGTAGCCAAAGTTGGTGATAAAGTAAAATTAATTAGATTTGGACAACAAGGTGTTAGTGGAGCAGGTAAAAATCCAAAAAGTGCTGCACAAAAAGCACGTAAAAGAAGTTATTACGCAAGACATAATGCACAAGATGCAAAACCATCTAAACTATCAGCACGTTACTGGTCACATAAAGTTAAATGGTAATTATATATAAGATTATTTAAGGAATATTAAAATGAGAAAATTCGTAGGAAAAGTTCAAACTAAAAAAGTTGATTTTATGGGAAGCAAACTTGAAATTCGTAAATTAACAGCAGGTGCTGTAGAACGAATTGGTCAAGTAGCTACTGAAAAAGCGGAAACTGAGGATCCAAATGCATTGGATACTGTTGCAGTTATCTTAAACGAAGCAGTGGTTTTACCTGATGGGGAAGAGCCAATTGATTTGGAATTGCTTCGAGAATTTCCGTTAGATGAACTTAATAGCGTAGTAAATGAAGTTATGGTTTATGCAGGAGTAAATGTCCCTTTGGCGGGAGCGGTGGACGCAGACGCTTAAGCCAAAAAGAACTACAAGAATACGAATTAGCTTTTCAGCTTAAAATGAGTATAGCTGAAATTAAAGAGATGGATTATGAAGAATATCTTGGGTGGTTTGATTTCTTTTCAAGAAGACCTCCTGGTTGGCAAGATGATTTAAGGACATACTATATAATGTCCTCTGGAATGGGTCAAATGAAAAAGAAACCCGAAGAAATTTTTCCCTCTATACTAGCAGTTAAAAAAGACGAAACAATAGAAAGAGAAGAAGGTGCTAAACTTACAAATAGTTTAAAAGCCTCTCCTTTTGGTATAACTTTAGCTAATGCTGGTATTAAATAATGCTAAATTTTTATCGCCCTATGATGGTGAGCTATTAGTAGTTCATAGTCATAGGGCTTTTTTGTTTTATATTTGTAGGAGATAACAATGGCACTTACTTTTAAAGTTAAAGGTGTTAAGCAAACATTTAAACAGCTAAATGCTGATATAAATGAGATAGTTGATGATAAAACTAGAGCTTTAACTACTGATGCTGTACAAGAGCTAATTGAAAATACTCCTGTAGATACAGGCAAAGCAAGAGATTCGTGGCGAGTAGAAGCAATAAACATTGAAGAAGAAGATTTACCTAAAGAAAGGATAATCGTTACTATTGATAATGAAGTTCCTTATATAGCAGAACTTAACGCAGGTTCTTCAAGACAAGCTCCTCCCCGATTTATAGAAAAAACAATTTTAAAATATTTTGACCCTGATGGTGTCATTGTCCAAGTTAAAAATAATTAGGAGATTTAAATGGCAGTTCAAATTGATATTAGAGCTAATTCTGAACAGGCTAAACGTAGCATTGATCAGCTAAATAACTCTGTTAAAAATATTGAAACATCAACTCAAAATGTTAATAATAGTTTTAAAAATTTAGGCAGAATAGCTAATTTTGCTGCTGCAGCTATTGCTGCTGCTTTTACAGGTAATGCAATTACTAGAGCAGCAGATACTTATAAAGAAATCAATAGTTCTTTAAGATTAGCAACTCGAAATGCTAAAGAATTAGCTAGTGCTCAACGGTCAATTAATAAAATTACTATTGAAACTAGAGGAAACTTATCTGGTACTGCAAATCTTTTTGCTAGACTTAATAGAAGTGCTATTCAATTAGGTCGTAGTCAACAAGAAACAGTAAAAGCTACTAGAGCAATTTCTCAAGCTATTCAAATTTCAGGAGCTTCTGCAGCTTCTGCACAAGCAGCTATTATTCAGTTAGGCCAAGGTTTAGCTTCTGGAACATTACGTGGTGAAGAACTTAATTCAGTATTAGAGCAAACACCTCGTGTAGCACAAGCCATTGCTAAAGAATTAGGTGTAAGTTTAGGACAATTAAGAAAAATTGCTTCTGAAGGAAAAGTAACTTCTGAAGTTGTTTTTGATGCTTTGGTAAAGCAATCTGCACAAATAAATAGAGAATTTGCTAGTGTATCGCTTACTGTAGGTCAAGCTTTTAATGTTCTTAATACAGGCGCTACAACTTTTTTAGCTGCTATAGATAAATCTTTAGGTTTATCAACTGCATTAGCTAACCGAATTCAGTTAGTTGGTAAATTTTTAAATGATTTTGGAACTGAATTTGAAGATAGATTAACTATTTTAAAAGTTAGACTTTCTTTATTTGCTATAGATGTTGAAAGTATTTTTACTAATTTATTTAGTAAAGTTCAAG